GTATTATTAACAATGTTAGTATATGTAAACAATTCATTATCTATTTGTAACATGCCGCCGTTGATGTCAAAATTATCAAATGCGTTCAGTGTATTAATACTTTCTACTGGAATAGTTATAATAGTAGATGTTGCATCTATAGCATCGACTGTGGTTGCATAATATATTGTTTTTTCTAATCTTACACTGGGAAAATATTGTGTACTAGCAGTGCCAGTGACGTTTGATAGATTTAACTTGCCGTAATAAAAGTTTAGTAATCCAATGTCTGCCAACTGTTTTTCAATGTATTCGTCTAATAAATCAACTGAACGACGACTTGCATCATCGGCAATATATGTGTTCTTAGTCAGTTCGTCTTTGTACATGTAACCATCATCGCCGAATTCGATTAATGGACGGCTCTTGCCTGTGGGGTCGCTCAAATCCACATAACGACTGTGTCCACTGAACGTGCGATTTTCAGCTTTCATAATCAGCACATCGCTGTTTAATGTGGGTAAGAATCCATTGTAGTCATCGCCAGTGACCATTCTATTTTTACTGTAAAACGCTTCAGGTGCATTACGTTTGATTTCATCAACTGTTTCACTGGGTAGACCAGTGATCATGTTGTCTTGTAGTTCCAAGGTTATTGTCAACGTCTGCGCTTGATTATTGGCATTGGCATAACCAATGTTGAAAGTAATATTATTTACGTCGCCTGCTTTAACTCTTACGAAATCATTTTCAGCAATTCGATACCAAACTTTTATCTGTCCTGTTGGGACATTAGTAAATGAACCATCGCCAAATTTAATACTTGTTATGTCGGCATCGCTGTAAATTACTTCGTACAAATCTCGTTCGCTGCCGTTGTATTCATTGAGCACAATATTAGAGAAGTTTAAGTCGCCAACTTTTTTCCATGATTTTAATATTGTACCTGTGTCGTCTATCGATTGCACATAAAAATCTTCTTCACTGATATTTCCTGTGTTGGGAATGTCGATGACTAAATTAGCACTAGGACTATAAATTTGTTCTACAATACTAACCAATGTTCCCTGTTTGACCAAACAGAAAAAACCAGTTTTTGTACTGCCCACACCCTTGCCGTCATTTCTATACATGACACTGAATGCACTGTCTAAATTCGGTTCGGACTGAGTTAGTATACCGTCTGTGCTGATATCAATCGGTAATATATCGAAAGTTAAATTTAAACCATCTACGTTTCCACCAATAGAGTAGTTTGTTAATAACTCTGTACCTAAATTATTAAAATTATAAACTTCAAATAAATTCCCTGTGTCAGTATTAGTACTTCTTTTTGTGGGTGTACCAAACTGATTGTTGGAATTAAATGCCGCGTTCATTACTTTAATGAAACGCTCGTATTCTAATTCACTGGGATCTGCTCCCCACATAATTGTCTTATTAGATAAATTTACACCGCTACTGTCTAATATAGACTCTGACGTGTTAATTGCAACAACTTTCATAAAGCCCTGTGCTGGACGAACACGCTTGGGTTTATATGAAAGCATACGTGCAATACGCAGTACACTTTCACGTTTTTCTGCTGTGTCTAAAATATTTTCTCTTGCATTTAAATCCATGCGGAATGCTAGATTTTGACCTACATAAGCAACCAAGTCCACTAATGCAATAAATTCGCTGTTTTGTGTATAATCGTTGAACTCTTCAGGGTAGTTGAATTGCACATAATTAATCATCGACTGACGTAGTGTGTCAAAATCGTAGCTACGGAATTCTGCATTTTTAAAACTAGAATATACTACTGTCCAGTCTTCTGCTCCGTATAAGTTTTCTTGTCTAATTGCCTTTGGCATAGTTTATCCTTTTATCCGATTTCTCGTTCTGCGGTCAAGTTTCTGTTAAACACCGCTACTAATTCTGTTTCTGTTGCTGTGGGAACATATCTCAAAATAATAGTTACTATAATTGTATGTTCGTTGTCTACTATATCTATGTCCAATAAATCTAGTCTAGGATCTTTGGTTACAATACGCAGACAATCTGTTCTAATAGCATCTATAGTTTCGTCAGTTAATGGATCAAACAACAGATCCCAAACAATGCTTCCGAACTCAGGACTCATTACTCGTTCACCTTTGCGAGTATAGAACTCGTTAAGCAAGTCGCGTTTTGCAAGGTTAATATCGTAGAGTTTGAAATTTCCCCACGTTTTATCAACAGTACTGTAACCTTTGAATTTTCTCATACATGTATTTATTATAGAATAATGTATGTAGATAACGAGTCAACAAAAAAGGCACATAAAGTGCCTTTTTGTTATCCTGTTGCTATCAGCTTACTGTCATAGCCCAGATATTCTGCCCAGGCAGGGTCTCGCATTTGATAAGGGTTGTTTTGTTTGACAACTTTGACCATTTGCCAGTAATTTGGCTCTTTGGGCTTGGACAACGGCTCTATTACTTTGGCGCCTTTAAGCCAGTTACATGTGCCGCAACAGGTGACTAAATTACTCCAAGAACTGTTACCACCTTTGCTTTTAGGCGTGACATGATCCAGAGTCAAGTCTTTGGCTTGGAACTGATCTCCGCAGTATTGGCAGGTATAGTTATCCCGTAGATAAACCATTTTACGGTTAAACAAAACCTTGTTTTTTGGTCGTACATAACGCTTGGTCATAATAATGCTGGGCACTGGAATTGACAGCTTTTGACTATGAACTACCCAATCATCATATTCTTTGATCACTGAAACTTTGTTTAAAAAAGTAAGTTTGATAGCCATGGTCCAATCAACAACGCTGGGCGGCAACATCGACAACGGAGTGCCGTCGCTGTTTAGTAGTAGTGTATCACTCATATTTTTATTTAATCTTATAAATCGGCAGGCTGTAAAAATAATTATACAACATTAAATATGTATTGTCAACTATGACAATTTTTAAGGAGATTGAAATGGACATCGACTCACTGGAACATCACATCAGAACTGTGGACAATCGACACACCCAAGTGGCAAGACAAATCGAACAGGCCACAGCCCAAACATCTTGGGACGAATATCAAGTAGAAACACTTAAAAAAGAAAAACTCAAACTCAAAGACGAGCTAGCTGTGCTTTACCGGAAACGGCATGAGCTTATGCAAGAACATCACTACGAATAATTGACACAAATTCGATAATATTGTATAATACTTGCTTGTACCACAACAAGCGAGTATTTTATGAATGTAGCAAATTACAAACAAAAGTATGCAAAAACGGGTTCAAGTAAATTAGTTTTTCTCAAAAAAGATAAAATTAATAGCACACACAAATGGGTAGAGTATGCGTTAGATATTGTAGATATGTCTTCTATGTTAATGCAAACAAATAATTTAAAAGACAAATATACATTAATGGATGCGCTAGACATAGCACAACGTAAAAAAGATTGGCACTATCGCCAGGAAAACTTTCGTTTGCAAGATGCCATGCGTATTTTTGAGGCAGCAAAACAAATTGCCAAAAAATAATTGACACAGAGTCTCTATGCTGTTATAATATGACATAGAGACTTTTTTTGGAGACAACATGTCCGATCCCTGCTATTATGTTATCAGTAGTTTAGAAGACCACAATCTTCGCACTAACAAAGAACAAATTATCCTGGCTCAAGCAGAAGCAGGTAACGATGAATTTTTTCATGGCTGTCGTCTTGCACTAGACAGTACAATTACATTTGGTATCAAACAAGTTCCAGAACGCAGTGGTCCTGATGGCCGGGGAGTAGATTGGGATTCATTTACCCTAGTACTCACTGGTTTTGTTACTCGTCAAATCACTGGCAATCTTGCTCGAGATACCATTGACCAATTAATGTCTAACTGTACTAATGCACAATGGAACGATTGGTATCGTCGTATCCTTATCAAAGATCTACGCTGTGGTCTCAGCGAAAAAACAATTAACAAAGTAGTGGAGAAGAAATATGCTGATTATGCTATTCCTGTTTTTGGTTGTCAGCTTGCTCACGATAGTGCTAACCATGAAAGCAAAGTCACAGGGAAGAGATTTATCGAAGTTAAACTTGATGGTGTTCGTGTTATCACTATTGTACACCCTGATGGCCGTGTCAATATGTTTAGTCGCAATGGCAAAGAGTTTGTCAATTTTCCACATATAGCAGAGCAGTTTGCCGCTATTGCAGACACATTATTAGAGCCTTGGGTATTTGATGGCGAGATCATGAGCAGTAGTTTCCAGGACTTGATGAAGCAGGTGCATCGTAAAAGTGATGTACAAGCCGAGGATGCTGTGCTACATTTGTTTGATTGTATTCCTTTAGTTCATTTTGAACGGGGCATTTGGAATGCTACACAAGAATTCCGTAGTAATCATTTAACAGAGTTCGTGCTTCATCATCAAGATTCATTGCCTAATATGACAATGGTGGGACAAGAACTTGTAGATTTGGACTCTGAAGCAGGACAACGCAAATACAAAGAGATCAATGCACTGGCCATCGAAGGCGGCTATGAAGGCATTATGATCAAGGATCCTATGGCTCCTTATGAATGCAAGCGAAGTCATGCTTGGTTAAAACTAAAGCCTTTTATTGAAGTAAGTTTGGAGGTACAGGGTGTTGAAGAAGGTACAGGACGAAATGAAGGACGATTGGGTGCGCTCATATGC